CCCGTACATGCTGATTGGAGACTCGATCGGAGGCCTCACTGAGATCCAGTGTGGCGAGCAATCCGTTAGAACTGCCCTTACAAGCCAGAACCTGGTTAGGGCCCTGCTCAGTAAATCCGATCATACCTCTGACGAGTTTATCCCGTTCGAGGTACTCAACAAGTTTCTCCATGATCCCCTGCTGCATATATTGCACAGCGGTGGGCTCAATGGCGATGACTCGTGGAGTCTTCAGCGTCTTAGGAACCAAAGTGACCTTCACAGGCCGCTCGGCTCCGGGTTCGAGGAATCGAACACGCTCGGTAACTCCGGAATCAGAAAGCTCCGGTAACCACCGAGGGCTCGCAAGCGCATGTTCCTCGAAAGGAAACACGCTTTGGAGCCGCTCTGGCCATTCTGTCAGATCATACTTCGCGTTTCCTTGAAGTCGATCAGCAGTCTTGCCAGGGCCATGCTTGCCCATGATGTTCCCCTCATAGAGATCTTCATCCATGAGGGAGAAAACATCTGCGAACAAGAGATTCGACATTCGCTGGAGGTCTTGATACATCTCCAGCGAGGTACTTTCATCGAATCTTTCGACATCCTTCTCACACGTGAGGTAGCCTTGTATGGCGTCTCTGTTCCGCGCATCACTGCACGGTAGGAGAATCTTTCCAAACATCAGTGTCAACTGACGAATGGCAAAGATGGAATCCACACAGGGCCTCTCAAGCAAGAAACCAGTACTCCGATCGAACACGCGATCCAGGAAACCCCCGAGAAATCTGGGGAGACCGCCCTTCTGAGAAAATCCAGAGAAGGCGCCGGGATCGACGCGCCGTTCTTCAAGCGATCTTTCGAACGCTTTTCCGAAAGCGGGCAAAGAGAGCGTCAGGAACGACACACCCTCGTGTTCGAAACGACTCCGGGCCTTTTGTAGGTCCAGAGTTGTGCTGATGCCGCATTGGTCGCCAAGTTCTTCGGCGACCGCCGACCAAAGCACGATCAGGCTTTTCATGAATCCCTGCTTCCACAAGTAGGTGGTTCATCCTCAGCCTTGTTACCTAGCCGGCATACACAACGCAACTACGCTGTGCAATAAACGACTGTTCCCTTTTCTAAAAGGTAGCAGCCGTCCGTCGCACTTGTAGTATGGAACTGCAAGACGGCGAGAGTACTAGTGGAGATGACTAGCAAAGTTACCAATGCTAGCCAGACCCACACTCGCCGAATCTTAGTTCTCACCGCCAAGAATCTTGGCGGCGACGTTACCCGAAGACTGCGCAAGATAGCCAGAAACTGCCTGAAGCAGGTAGTTCTGTTCGGCGACCGTAAACCCCGCAAGGGGACGGTCGACTACAATCTGCACAGACTGCGAGTAGACGATATTGGTAGAGCTGATCAGAGGATCAGGTGCCGTCTTCGTCTGGTCAAAACGGATAAGAGTCCGCTTACGCTTCCCGTACTGATGGGAAACGGTCAACTTGTTCAACCCGTCGCTCGACTGGTAAGTCGAAGCGTTCGAGTCTCGCGAGATGGCTGGAGCGGAAACTCCTACACCGTTAATGGTGTATGCCTGAGGATCAGTAAGCAAGGCAGTGCTCCTTCGGTTCAGACGTAGGAGAGATTCCTACGACATGGTGTAGGGCCATATAGCGGGCCCTATCTCGCTCCCTTGGACAAACCAAGGGCGACTAACACAGCTTCCTGCTTAGCAGAAAGGTTAGCCATGTTGAATCCGAAACCATATGGTGTGGCTTGCCGCCGTTTCAGGACCTTTTTACTAATCCTGAGGCGACCCGGCTTGCCGAAGTAATCATACGCAACCAGATCATCCGATTGCGTATACTTCGACATGATGTAGCCATATTCCAACACCAAACCATCGTTGCCAAGACGAGAGATGTTATTGTACACATCTCCCATATTGGAATACCAATCGATGGCCCAGGACCACGGAGTGAGCTCCCAGAGTTGCTTTGGGGTAGGCTCAATACCAAGGAGTTTGTCAGCCTTGGTCTCCCATTCCGCGAACTTCCCAACCAGTGAATCACCGATGGGAATGTGGTACCGAAAGGCACCACTGAACCACGTCTCACGACGTTGAGTGCGGATATGGAGTCCGTCGGACATGAATTGACTCAAGTTGGCATCAACATTGGGGTATGGAACCCCAGCGCCTCTGTTTATCCTTGAGTACTCTTCTGTCGGAAAAGTATACCGGCGTCGGATGCGTTTATCTGAGCCCTTCTGAAACTGTTTCAGAATCTTGTGAGAATCTTTCACAGTTCGGGCAAAGTTCTTCACATCTGACACAAGTGGCGCCCAACCGAACTCGACATTCAAGTATTCAGAACCTGAGTTCTTCAGGTACTTAACTCTTGACGCGAGATCGGCCCCGGGCGGACTCGGCATCCCGTCTGATCTAAACTCTCCTATAGCGTTAGCCAAGGAGAAAGACGGGTTGGTAGGTGTAGTCCGAGCGATCGCTGTAGCACCCATACCCAGAAGTTCAACATCTGAGTATGGTCCACTGAAAGGTGCATCATTGAAATTCTCGTTGAGAAGCTCAATGGGCACAACTCCAGTTGGACAAAGCCAATAGCGACCGCCAGTTCCCGCCCCCTCGATTTTACCTGAGGGAGTACCTTCGTAGGTAATCTTGGTTAGGTCCATAGGACCGCCTTGATCACCCGGGATACCACGAGACCTCTCCGTATGGACTTCGTCCCGCATCTCTGCGGAATTGACGAGCCAATTGTCGGGGTGGTTACCCGTCCAAGAAAAGAAGTAATCGCATTTTAATGCGTTACTCTGCTCGGACCTCGTGCGGTAAAACACCAATGTACTTCTCCATCCTGTATGGATCCAAATCTAGATGAGGGCCCGACTTTCACGGGCCGTAACGATGAGACCTGGGGGTAAGCCTCAGGACGTTAGCACTCACCATCTAGAGCGAGCACACTGCTAACAGCCAATCAGTGGGTTGCACTAATTAGCCCATTGTGATCGTGCTGATATATCACACCCGGTCGGTCAGAATCACCAACAGCAAGCGCGACATCAGCAGGGAGGGCCCTTCAGGGGCC